GAAAAGAACGCCGCTGCAAGGGAAAAACCTGTTTGTGCATGGGTTCACATTTGGGCTGCTGTAAAGTCGACGCGATGTCGGATCGTTGGGTTGGTTACGCGGTGGCCGGTTTGGCGGGGTACTGGATTGCCCGGGAGATTTCGAGGTACCGGGTTCCTCAGAAGGCGAGTGACCCGATCCGGGACCAGATTGTCGACGCATATCTGCGGCAAGTTGAGCCACCGGATGGGGAGGCCCGGGAGAACCCGGTGCTGTATGACCCACGGCTCACGGTGACCGATGAACGGGATCCGTTCGACACTTTGTACCCGGAGCGTCCCCAGTCGGATCCGTGGTATCTGGAGCCGAACTCGGAACACGGGCCGAACGACATCCTCGAACCCGAACTTGAGGGTGACGGCGGTGACATGGTGCGGATCGACGGGAAACTCGTCAGTTTGGAAGAGGCGTTCGGGGAGTACCCATGATTGAGCCGTACCCGACGGACGGGACGCTCACGGAGGGGGAGGTCCGTCTGGTGGACCGCACTACCACCCCGTTCGCGGACGCCGATTCCGGGGATCTCATCGCGGTTCTGGTCGGATCCATCGAATCCGCCGTGTTCACCCCGCGGGGCACGTTCGACATCAAGGTTTCGGTGCCGTTCGACGTCATCGGGGACCCCACAGAACTGATGCGGTCACAGGGCCGGATGCTGGTCGTGGAGCTGTTCCGGCTGTGAACGACCCGCCGCTCATCCTCGTCCTGCTCAGCCTGATCATCATCGGGTTCGCGGTGTGGGCCGGCATCAACTTCTGGAACAACCGGTGACCGTCCGCGACCACCACATCGATTCCACCCTCCAAGCCGAACAGGACACCGAACGGCTACGCCGGCAGGTTGTCGAACTGGGGGAGCTCGCCATCCAACGCCTCAAAGAGGATCTGGGTCCCAACGCGTCCATCGCGCAACGCAACGCCGCGATCTCCAAGATCGTGCCGTACCTGTTCAAGAACATCGAAGCCCGCGACACGGAGAGCGCCGCGATGAAGAAGATGAAAGGCGACTGGAACGAACTGGTTGCCCTCATGTCCGACGCCCCCGACTCCACTACCGAGATCATCGCCGCGGACACGTCGATGGTTGACGCCCCCGCCCTCCCAGACATCGCGCACCCCACCGAATGAAGGACTGCCCGGAGTGCCACAACCAGTTTGAAGGCCGGATGCCCGGTTGGAAGTACGGGTCGAACTGGGCTTGGGTGCCGTGCCAGACCTGCAAGGGGCGAGGCACGGTAGACGAGTGAACCTCCGCCCCCTCCTCTACCAACTCAACATCCAGGACCGCGACACCGGCCTCGTCCGACGTTGGCCCATCAACTGGGCCCAGGCCGAATTCATCGACGAATACCACCGCCAATGGAACGAAGACCGGCCCGTCCGCATCATCGTCCTGAAAGCCCGCCAGTTGGGGATCTCCACCGCGACGCAGGCCATCGGGTTCGCGCAGGCGCAGATCATCCCTGATCAGGCTGAGCTCACCGTCGCCCACGACATGGACAGCTCAGAGCATCTGCTGACCATGACCACCCGGTACTGGGACACGTTCGCGTACAAACCGCTGAGGGAAGCGAAATACCAGTCGCGGAAGCATCTCCAGTGGGACCAGTGGGGCAGCAGCATCCGGGTCACCACCGCGAAGAACACCGCCGCCGGCAGGGGGAAGACCATCCGGTTCCTGCACGGTTCGGAGGTCGCGTTCTGGGATGAGGGCGAGACCCTCATGCTCTCCCTCAACCAAACCGTCCCCGTCGCGCCGAAAACCGGGGTCGTACTCGAATCGACCGCGAACGGGATCGGCAACTACTTCTACGACCTGTGGTACGCCGCGGTGGAAGGGAACGTCGACTATGTCCCCATGTTCTTCCCCTGGTGGAAACATCCCGGGTACCGCGCCTCCCACCTCAAACACGTCTACAAAGCCATCAAGTCCTCCACGCTCGACGAGGACGAACGACTACTGGTCCGTCTACTGGGTGGCCCCACGTCTGAGTGGGAGGACCGTGTTGCGTGGCGGCGGTGGGCGATCCGCAACCTCGCCAACGGGGACGTCAACCAGTTCAAACAGGAATACCCCGCGACCCCCGAAGAAGCGTTCGTCAGCACCGGGGTCAACATCTTCCCCATCGACAAACTCAACGCCTGCTACGCCCATGAGACCGGACGGACAGGGAGGCTCGTCTATGACGTCAAGGAAGCCACGGGGGTCAGGTTCATCCCCGATGTCAGCGGTCCCCTCACCCTCTACCGCAACCCCAGCACTGATCTGGACTGGGGACGGTACGCCATCGGCGGTGACCCCAGCGGAACGACACGCGGGGACTACGCGTGCATCCAGGTCGTCAACCGCCGCGACCTCCAACAGGTCGCAACGTGGCGTGCCAAGATCGACCCCCTCAGTTACGCGGACGACCTGGCTCGCCTCGGTCTGTACTTCAACAAAGCTCTCCTGGCCCCGGAAGCTACAGGTCCTGGTTACGGGACTATCGGACGACTGGTGGAGATGCAGTACCCGAACCTGTACCGGTCGACGTTCGCGGACAAGAACCCGGGCATCCTGGCTAGCCAGTACGGTTGGTCGACGACGTACAAGTCGAAAGAGTGGGCGATCGGGCACCTACTGAAGCTGCTCGTCGACCGCGACATCACCCTCCACAACGGCCACACCTACGGGGAACTGAGGAACTATGTCACCCTCACCACAGGTGGTTACGGTCCAGCTAGCGATAAGGGGCATGACGACACCGTCATGTCTCTCGCTATCGCTTACATCGCTGCTGCCACCGCCGGACCCCTCGCTCCCTACACCGGCCCCGACCGCCAACTCGTACTACCGACTAGCTCCCTGGCGTCCGTCAACGCCCTCGACGACGCCCACTGGGACACCATCATCGAAGGACTCCTCAACCAGTGATCTTCGATCCTGACACCGGGAAACTCATCGACCCCGACGGACTCAAAGGGGCGGCACGGTACGGGATCGGTCGTGTCACACACGCCGCGTACGATCCCTCTACCGGTGAAGAGGTGTCGTCCGAGAAGCAACAACGCAACCACCTGAACCGGCAGCAGGACGAGATGTCGGCCCGCATGGGGTACGACGTCACCTACGGTCAGGCTGACCCAACAGACCGGTCAACCCTCGGGATCACCCCCGACGAGTAGCCTCAGCGCGTGGCCGACGTCGAGATCACCTCCATCCCGCCGCCCCCGAAACCGGTCGGTTCAGGTGACCAACCCGTCCAGAAACAAGGCATCCCGCGAGCCGAAGCGCAACGGTACAACCGCGCCAGCCTTACCGGCCGGGACGTCCGCGCCAACTACGGGGACTACAAAACCGCGACCGACCCCGCGGAGCTCGCGCTCTCCGGGAAAGTGATCCAGCTTTTCCAGGACGCCCGCGCGTACCGCCGGCCGATGGTCACCGACTGGAGGCGGTGGGATGCGGTGATGAAGAACCGCACGTGGATGAGTGGCGCGACGAAATACATGCCGCAACCGGAGATCCCGGAGGTACGCCCCATCATCAGCTCGCTCGTCGCCTACCTGTCCGACAGCCGGCCCGGGATCGAACTCGCGCCCGCGATGGTCCCCAACACCCCTCAGGCCGAGTTCTGGCAGCAGTGCTGCTGGGATCTTCAGACCGTCGCGGATGCCATCACCCACAACGAACTGTCCGAACTGGAGCTAACGAAGGCGATGTTCGACGCCTTCCGGTACGGCACCGGGATCCTCAAAACCACCTGGGACCAGACCCTCAACGGCGGACTCGGTGAGGCCCGGATCGACCGCGTCAACCCGTACTGCTTCTACCCGGACCCGCACGCCACATCCGACCGGGACGGCAACTACTTCATTGAAGCCCGTCGATACTCGCTCCAGGAGTTGGACCGTCGCTTCCCCGGGGCCGGTTCCAAGATCCGGTCTGGTCAGTGGCACGACATCGACGAACCCACTGACCCCATCGGCGGGCCAAACCCGAAACTCCCACGCGCGAACCCCGGTGCGATCACCGGCCAGAACTACGACGGGCAGACGGCACCCGCCAACCCGCAGTACGGGTACGGGCTTCCGGGCCAGTCCAATCGCGGTGCCGAATCCAGCGACCTCACCTTCTCCGACGACGTGGTACTCATCGAATGCTGGGTTCGGACCCACCAGCATGTGAACCCCCCCATCCCCGACCAGCGTCAGCCAACTTCGACAGTTGAGTCGTGGCGGGTCATCTGCGTCGTCGGGAACTGTGTCCTCCTGGATTCCGACGCCAAGGATCTCTACGGACACCCCAACCACCCGTACTCCCGGTACGTGTGCGAGGACGAGGGCGATTTCTGGGGTCAGTCGATGGTGGAGCTTCTCGCCCCCAGTCAGGTGCAGATCAACAAGTCCCTCGCGTCCATCACCCACAACCTCGACCTCCTCGGCAACCCGGTCCTCAAGGAGAACCAGCAGGCGCAGGTCTCCCGCCAACTCATCACCAACAAGCCAGGGCAGCGGGTCCTCATGGGCAACGGCGGTGAGGTGGACTGGCTGGACCCGCCCCCCATTCACCCCCTCCACCTCGACCTCGTCAAGTTCTTCATCGAAGAAATGGAGAGGATCAGCGGCTACAACGCGGTGTCACGCGCCCAGTCCGGTGGCGGGCGGAACTCCACCGACGTCGTCAACAGCATGCAGGAGGCAGGGTTTGTTCGCATACGGCTCGCTCTCAGGAATCTGGAGTACTCACTCCGTGGCGTCTACACCCGACTCTGCGACCTCGTCGTCGAGAACTACAGCGCGCCGCGAATACTGGCGATCGCGGGAGAGGACGGCGAACCCCACACGATCGCCCTCCGCGCCCGCCACTTCCAGCTTCCATCCGAGAACGGAGCCATTCCTCTTCGGTACAACATTCTGGTCAACGCCGGTTCCGCTCTCCCAGTCTCCCGATCCGCCTACCTGGAGCAGATGAACTTCCTGTTCTCCGTCGGCGCGATCGACCGTAAAGCCCTCCTCGAAGCTCACCGCGTCCCGAAGTGGCAGTTGATCGACAAACGGGTCCAAGCGGAAATCGACGCCGGCATGCAAGCCGAACAGTCCGCCCGCACCCAAGGCCGTGCCTGATGTGGCGGCACCGGTTCGACGGTGAGGAATCCTGCATCCTGGAAGGCCCGTCCACCGACGACCTCAAGGTCACTCTCGCGTCCCCGATCAACCGGCCCCCCGGCAGCATGTGGTACGCGCAGGCGTACATCCGCACATGGAACGCCCTCGCACAGGAACAGATCCAGCAGTTCACAACCGTTGACGACAACTCCACCGAAACGTTCCTCGACATCAACCTCACGATGACCGTCGCGGACTGGGTGAACATGGGAGTCAACCCGTCGTACCGCGCGGAATGGGTCGTGCAACTCATCCGGGTTGACGGTGACGGCCAGACCATCACCATCGTCCACGGTCCCGTCGTGTTCACCCTCCCGACCCCACCGTTCTCCGTCTGATGGCCCCGCATCTCGTCAGGGAGGAGGACAGCCCTCCGTGGGACGACTGGGAAACCCCGGAACTCCCTGACCTCCCTGTCGAACCGTGGGACGCCTTCCCCAACGCGTTCTGGCACCTCAATGTCGCGACAGCCCCCGTCGACACCGTCCGCACCGCGCAGCTCCCCGCGGTCAACGTGACGTTCGGGGACTCCAGCGCCGGTCACAGCCCGTACCAGGGTGCGGTCGGTGGCTTCCCGTTCAACCTCATCACCCACGCCACCCCGAAGATCCTCGCCTGGGACCGGTCCCACTCCCCGATCCGCCGGTTCGTGCTGTTCACCGGGTTCGTCACCGACTACACCCCCGTCGACGTCATGGTGCCGTTCCCCGAACTGGTGCGACGGGAAGGCGACCCGAACGGGGCGTTCGACAACCACGTCTACCTGTACAACTGGGAAGACAAAGAGCTGTGGGAGATGATCCAGGTCGATCACCTCTCCGACTTCCAGGCGTCGCTCGCCACCCAGGGCCGCACCAAATGGGTGATCCAGTACAACGGGGGTGGCACCTACGACCACTGGGACATGAAGATCCCGTGGGACGCCCCCGGTCAACCCGGTGGTGCGGTCGCCGCCCAGTTCCCCCACCTCCCGTTGTGGGTCCGGTACGAGGAAATCGAAGCCGGTCACATCAACCACGCCCTGTTCCTCGCGCTCCCCAACTACGCCACCGGCTGGGTCGAACCGGCCCGCGGCGGTGACGGCGACATCCAGGGCCACCCCCTCCGCGCGGGTGCCCGCCTCCGTTTGAAGACCTCGGTCCGCAACACGTTCACCGCCGGCACCCCGGAACGCGTCTTCGCGAACGCCCTCACCGAATACGGGTGCATCGTCGGTGACCGCACCATGCACAACACCGGGGACTACCGCGGTGACACAGGCGGGTTCGCGGTCACGATGGACCCGCGCTGGGGGCCGTTCAACTTCCACACGTTCCAACTCACCGACTTCGAGGTCATCCCCCCGGTAGCGGAATGGCCGGTCGGCCCACCACCGGACCCTGATCCCGATCCCGATCCTGACCCGGACCCGGACCCCGACCCACCACCGCCGGTCACCGGGCTCTCCCCCGTCCAGATCACCCTCCCAGCGGTCACCACCACCGCTGAACTCACCCTCCCCACCGACATCGTCACCACCGCCGAGATCACGATCCCGTCGATCACGACCACCGTCTACATTGACCTTTCACCTTCCTGACCCTGAGCTCCGGTAACCTCCCCTCATGCCCACTACCCGCAAGTACGGACACGGTCAGGGCTACGGTTCCGGCCCCACCCCCAGCACCATCCGCGGCAAGTCCGTCGACGGCGGCGACGACTTCTACGTCCAGAAGATCGATCGTGACACCGCCGACTGGCGGCAGGAGGATTCGGAGAACGGCCTCCCCGAACCCCACGGCCCCAAGTCGTGACACGGGTCGTCGCGGCGCAGAACGTGACCAACACCGCGTCGAAGATCCTCACCACCAAAGGTGGTTCCGCGGAGGAACCCGACTGGTTCATCATCCAGAACAACGCGTCGGACGAGACCGTGTACATCGCGATCGTGTTGCGTGGCACGACCGGTGGGACCGCCACCGCGAACAACACCCATTTCCCCATCGCGCCGGGTGGGTCGATTCAGGTGAACAGCGTGTCCCCTGAGGACGTGTGGGCGTACTCCGCGAACGGCGCTCCGGTGTCCATCATCACCAGGTTCTAACCGTGACGAAGATCCTCGACATCGGGTGGGAGGAGATGCGGGATCCGACGACCGGGGCTGGCAGCCAGCCGTATTTCTCCGGGCCGACCACCACCGGATCCTCCAGTGTCGGCGCGATTCGCACCGGTAACACCCTCCTCGCAGCGGAAGTCGGATCCCTGCTCGGACCGATGTTCCAACCGGGGGGTTCTGTCAGCGACAATCCCACCCTTCTCGGCGGGAACCCGGCCCGGGCCGGCAAATCGATGGTGGCGCTCGACATCTCCGATTACGGGGCTGGTCTCATCCAGAACCCGATGATGTACTTCTATTTCGGGAACGGGGTGTCAACCGTCCCGAATCTCACCACATGGTCGGCGCGGATCATCATGCGATGCCCGCTCCCGTTCGGGTCCACCGCCGCCCACATTTTCTCCGGGCTCAAACACACCGGGGCGTCACTCACCCCAACGGTCACGAACTGGGCGTTGGCCGGCCAGTGGAACGCCCTCACCGTCAACCGGAAGATCATCGTCCTGAACGGGACCGGAGGTGGCGGCACCCTCCAGTACACCGGGGACGCGTCACAGTCCTGGGGGATGAACGGGTGGGGACGGCTGGAAGTCCAGGCCGACAGCACCTTCGCAGGCCCCAACATCGTGTGGCGCTGGTACCAGAACGATTCCACCACCGCGTACCTCGGGCCTCTCTGGGGGACGGTGAACGGCAACGCCGACGCATGCGGGTTCGTGCTGGGCGACATGTACAACCTGCCGCTCGCACTTGAGGACACCACCTACCACATCGGTGAGGTCGAGGCGTGGAGCACCCGTGACGCCGACGGTGAGATGTCCAACACCTGGTCCGCGGCGGCGGGTGGGGCGTTCACATCCACCCCCACCCCGAACGGCCAACGCGGGGGTGTCGGTGACCCGATCTGGTCATTCCCGACCGCCACCTACCACCGTCACCAGGACACCCCGGCCCTCCCACCCCACACCTTCCACTCGTCCATCCCGTACGGCAACAACGGTCGGGTCTTCAACCTGTGGATCCCGGGTGGCACCCCGTCGAACACCGGGGGTTGGCCGTGTGTGGTGTCAACCCACGGCGGGTTCTGGACATCCGGTGACCGCGGCCAGGTCCCCCAAGCTTGGCTTGCCGCGATGCTCGGGGCCGGCATCGCGGTCATGTCCCCCGAATATGTCCTCGGGTCGATCTGCGGCACCCCGGTCAACGTCACGAACGTCTACCCGGCGTACGGATCGGCGGGGATCGGAACCGGGTCCGCGGGTGGCGGGGCACGGTTCCCCAGTGACATCTGTGACGTGAAGCTGTCCGTCGTCCGGTTGAAAGCGAAGTACGCGCACGGGGTTGTTGGCACCGCTCTCACGAACGGCACCGGGTGGGGCATCAACCCGAACCTCGTCGGGATCGGCGGGTTCAGCGCCGGGTCGAACACCGGTCTGATGGCGGCGTTCACGAAAGGGCTCGCGGACAACGGGCTCGGGGTCGACTGCCGGATGGCGACCGCGGACGGCGGGCTGTACAACACCGATGAGACCGGTGCCCACAACCTGTCCGCCGACCCGTCATTCATTTTCGTCCTCGGTTATGCCATCCCGTGGGATCTCGAACTCGCCGTCAACAACGACTGGGGGAACACCCCCGCGGCCCCCAACCGGTTCGGGGTCCTCAAATCGTCGTCGTTCGGCAGCGGGCAGGCTGACACTGTGGTGCGCTGCACGATGAAAGCCCGGTACGCGACGTGGATCGACGGCACCATGCCGTCACTCGCCCAACAGCAGGCCCTCGGGATCACGAACGCCGTCACCCTCAATCCGTCCGCCGCCACCAACATGTGGTGCCGTGGGGTGTGGGGTTACTCCGATTTCCTCATCGGGATCCAACACAAGAATCAGGCTGACGCGTTCATGCCGGCGAAAGTCGCGCACTGGGAATCCACGACCGTCCCGTCAATCCACGACTGGACGCACCACATCGGCAAGATCGGTTTCCCGGACGACATCGCGTTCATCGCCGCCGCGGTTGCCGCCCAAGGTGTCACTCCCCCCGACCCGCCTGCTGTCGGGTTCGCGGGTGGACTCAACGTCCCGCGTCTCACCACGATCGCCACCATCGCGACCCCGATCGGTGGCACCCGCGACACTGGTGTCACCCCTGTCGGCACCCTCACCTGGGACGGTGGGAACTGGAACGACGGGAACTGGACGTGAGGAGATCGCCATGCCGTGGCTAGGAGCAGGGGCGTACAGCCTCGCCATCCCGACATCCGGGACCCCCCGCGCGGCCGGGGAGAACGAGGTCACGAAGTTCACGAAGGTCGACCAGTTCATCGACGACGCCTCCGCGCTCCTCGACCAGCTCATCATCCACACCCAGGAAACCACCAACGACAACGTCCACGGACTCCCGTCAGGTGAGTTCATCGTCGAAGGTGACGCACGCCTCACCGATGAACGCACCCCGGCGAACTCGTCGGTTTCTACCTCCAAGATCCTGAATCAGGCGGTTGGCACCGCCCAACTCGCGGACAACTCCGTCACCGCCGCGAAGATCCCGAACGACGCCGTCGGGACCGCGGAGATCGCCACGAACGCGGTGACGAACACCGAACTGGCCCTCAACGCGGTCCAGTCCACGAACATTCAGGCGGGAGCGGTCGGCAACACCCAGCTCGCATCGAACATTGACGGGGCGAAACTCCTGGATGATTCCGTCGATCTGGACAAGATCCATGTCGACAACCCGGTGGATCTGAACAACCCGGAGATGTTCCTCAACGCAACCGGGGTGTGGGCGGTCCCGCCGTACCCGGAGTGGACCGGTGGGACCGTCACCCGCGGTTCCCAAATCAAGATCACGGTTGCATCCTCCACCGCTTCGCACCGCCTCCGGTCCATCGCGGACTACGAATGTGACGGGTCCAGTGACCAGGAGACCCTCAACACGGCGCTCACCCACGCGAACACCCAGTTCGGATCGAACGGCACGTTCCCGGCGTTCGGGGCGGTGGAGATGTCGTCCGGGATGTTCTACTGCGATGGTCCGACCCTCATCCCCGGGCGTGGCACTTCGTTCTACGGGCAGGGTCACGACACGATCCTCGCGGCCACGACATCCGGCGGGTCGAAATGGGGGTTCGGGATGCCGACCACCATCAAGGCCCTCATCAAAATGGATGTGACCGCCGCCGCGCAGAACTGGCCGGTCGGGGTGTCGATCCACTCGATGACCCTCCAACCCGGTGGGATGAGCTTCCCGCTCTCCTTCACTGACATCGACGGCATCTACCTTCGTGCCCACCCGAACCTCGGTCCCGGCGGGGTTACCGAAGACGGCCGGAAAGCGGCGTACGGGTTCCCGTTCTCCGTCGAAGCCTCCGATGGCATGTTCGACATCCACCACATCAACATCCTCGGTCCCCGCATGGGCCTGTACATCCAGTCCACCGACGATTCGGGGAACGCGTCCGAAGCCCTCCGTGGGTCCCACATCTCGAACATCAACGTCCAGTACATGCGCCAGACCGGCACCCCGGGCAACCAGGCGGGCATCTGGATCGAACTGTCCGACTGCTTCCTGGAGCACTCCACTGCTGGGTCCACCGGCAGCGGCAGTCCCTACGGCTTCCACATCGCGTCGGGCAACGCGTTCATCGACGACTGCAAAGCCTGGTACTGCGCCGGCCCGTCCTCATGGGGTTTCAACTTCCCCACCGCCCGCCCCAACATCTCGAACATCGAAGCCCAGGACTGCAAGAACGGGATCAGGGTCTCGGGGGCGCAGAACGTCCGCATCCAGGGGTTCCGGGTCGACAACCAGGTCGGTTCCGCGGCAGCCCCCAACGACGCCCGCGCTGTCGGCATGGACATCTCGGGGATCGGGTCCGGGTTCAACATCTCCGGTGGGATCATCCACCAGCGTGCCGTCGGGGCTGAGTACGCGACCGCGGGCCTGATCCTCCCCACCGCCGGGAACGGGATCATCAACGAAACCCTCGTCGATTCCACGAACGGGATCTGGTCGGGCCGGGTTGTGCAACTGGGTGCGGTCGCATCGGAAGCCACCGCTCTCGGCACCTCCACGTACGGCCGGGTCGACAAGCGGAACGGTGGCACCATGTCGTCCCTCTCCCGTTCCTGACCGCCCGCTACACTCCCAACCAAGGAGGCCCCCATGCCCAAGCAGATCCAGCAGAAGACCGGTTCGGCCAGCATCGACAAGATGGGTCACACCACCACCGGCCAGTTCGGGTCGTCACCCGACAACCAGCCGGTGTCGCGCAAGACGCCCCGCGACCTGAACGCGAAGTAACCGGTGGCCGTCGGCGGTCGCACGACCAACACGTTCCCGGAGATCCTCACGGAAATCCTGCGGGACCTCGCGATCGCGCAGACACTCCCGGACACCGACCTGGAGTTCGCGTCCCAGTTGAACGCGATGATCACCGCGAAGCTCCGGGAGCCGATCGACAACGCGACGGCGTCGATGCCACCCGGTCAGGGTCCGACGGCGGGTGCGATGGGTCCGTCGGTTGGTGGGCCTCCGGGTGGCCCGCCGTTGATGGCACCCCCTGGTGGCCCGCCGCCTCCCGGTGGACCGCCTCCGGGTATGCCACCGATGGGTCCGCCGCCGATGCCGGGTGGCGCGGGTGGTCCCCCTCCGGGTCTCCGCAACCCCGGTCCTTCCCCTGACGAGCTCTCACGTCTACTCGGCTAGTCCCTCTCACCGGAGTACCAATTGAGCGATCTGCCCCCTCTCACCGACCCGGACGACGACGACCTCGGCATCGACCCGGCTCGTATGTCCGATCTGGAGCGCCAACTGGTCGAGGAGTTCCGTCCCCCCGTCGTGGACGAGGACCCGGAACCGGTCGACGCATCGGGCGGGGAGGACGGTGAGACCTCCCCGCCCGACCCAGCGGTAGCAGACGGGGAGGTTCAGGATGAGGTCCCCGAACTCGACACTCCTGAAACCCCGATGGACTCCGCGACCCGTGAGGTCGCGGACCAGTGGGACACCTTGTCCGACGAGGACCGCACCACTGCGTCCCGTCTGTACGAGTGGTACGGCACCCTCGACCAGGACCGAATCGCGGCGATCGACGCCGCCACATCCGGTGATTACACCCTTGTCCGCAACGATCAGATCACAGAGCTCCAAGCGAACTACGACCTGTTGCAGAAGATGCGGGCCGGCGACTGGGAGACCACTCCCACCGAACCCGTCGACGACGACGATGTCCCTCCGCAGGTTCGCCTCCAACTCGAAGCGCAGCAACGCGAAATAGATCAGCTCCGCACGTTCCAGGTCCGGGACCAGACCGACGCCCAACTCCACGCGGCCACGAACGAGATCGAACAGGCCGCGAACCAGTGGCGGTCCCAGCACCCGGAGCTCACCGATGACGAATTCGACGACCTTCAGCAGCGGGTCGTGGATTCGGGCCAGTTCGCGGGGATCGCGAACCGGTACGGGAATGTGCGTGCGGTCGATTCGCTGTACACGCAGGCTCTCACACAGTCCCCCACCTACATTCAGCAGACGATCGATCAGCGGGTGCAGGCCGAACTGGACCGCCGGCTGACCCCTCTCCAGGACGCGCAAGCGCGTGGGTCACGTGCGAGTGCCGTGTCGGGTGCGGCCTCGTCCGTGCCCGATCTGTCTCTGATGTCGGCGGATGAGGCGATGATCGAAGAGCTCCGTCAACATATGGGGCGATAACCCAGGATCACCCCCCACTGCTTTCCCCCGTGTAACCTCCACAGTGCTGCCCCGGCCAACCCAACCGGCGATCTGAGGAGGTCACCTTGGCCGGATCACCCACCGCGATCGGGACGAATGTGGTGACGTCCATCAGTCGGCAGTACATCATGCCGACGGTTGTGGACAACTGCTACAACTCGAACCCCGTGTTCTTCCGCATCAACAAGTCGAAGCGGTTCATCAAGGGCGGCACCCAGATCGAAGTGCCCCTCATGTACTCCCGCTTCACGAACGGCGGGGCGTACGAGGGCCTCGACGTCCTCACCATCAGCCCATCGGACACCATCAAGAACGGTGTGTGGGACTGGCGGCAGTACTACGTGTCGGTCGCGGTCGATGGCCGCACCCTCATCAAGGTCGATTCCCCCGAAGCGATCGCGAACTTCCTGAAGCTCCAGTTCGCCCAGGCCGAGATGGAAATGGCCGCGAACCTCGGTGCCGACCTGTGGGGCACGAACACGGCGGGCAGCGTCGTCGGGGCCGGGAAGCAGATCGACGGCATCCCCAACGCCGTCGACGGTTCCACCACCTATGGCGGGCTCACAACCGCCGCGAACCCGTGGTGGGCGGCGCAGGAGTACGCCGGCACCGAAGCCCTGTCGCTCGACATCCTGAACTCGAAGCTGTGGTCAGCGGCGAGTGAGGGCGGTCGGCATCCGACGCTCATCGTGTCCCGCCAGCAGGCGTACGACTCCTACTACAAGCTCGCGGTGTCGAAGCAGAACATCTACCAGGGCCCGGTCTCCTACGACGAACAGTTGTTCGCCGGAGGGTTCACCAACCTGCTGTTCAACGGCATCCCGTGGACAACCGACCCGAACGTCCCCAACAGTGGCGGCACGATCGGTTCCGACATCTACCTCCTCAACGAGGACTACATCTACTGGTGCATCTCCCCCCGCGGTGACATGTTCGTCACCGATTTCCAGGAGGGCATCAACCAGGACGCCATGGTCGCCAAGATCCTGTGGGCCGGCAACCTCGTCGTCACCAACCGTGCCCGTCACGCCAAGGCTGTCGCCCTGGCTCCCGCAGCCTGAGGAGGTCTGACTAGTGGCAGACAAGATGTTCACGAACCAGTCCGGTGCCTACGGCCTCGCGGTCGACGGCGACACCGGTCCCAGCGTCGTCATGTCGTTCCGTGTCGCGGAGTCATCCTCCGCGGCGACCACGATCAACAAGGGGCAGGTTGTCACCATCGGCACCGACCAGCGGGTCAGTGCGGGGGCGGCAGTCACCGGCATGGCGGTCGGCATCGCGACCGAAACCGTCACCATCCCCGACACCGACGCCCCGACGACCACCGGGTTCACGAACGACCCCCAGTACCGGGGGCCACGTGAGATCTCGGTGTGCGTGTTCGGACTCGCGGAAGCCCAGGTGTCCGGCACGACCGTCGCCGCCGGCATCGCGGTGTCGACCGACGCCAACGGCCGTGTCACCACCGCAGGCACCGCGTCCGGCAACTACACCGTCGGGCGGGCCGTCGAGTCCACCGCCGGCACCGCCGGGGATTTCAAGACGATCTGGGTCGATCCGGCCCGCGTCCCCTGATCCACGGCACGGCACCTCCCTCACCCACTCCCCGGGTGAGGGAGGTTTCGCGCGTACACTCCGATAGGCCAACGGAAAGGTTCTCACCATGCTCGACGGTCCAGGCGAATTCGTGACCCTCACCCTCAAGGTCACCCCCACCGACAACAACCGGTTCCGGTACCGGTACATGGGGAACTGGGCGACCCTCCAGCTCGACCGGCCGCAGACGGTGCCGTGGGGCCACATGGTGTACCTGCTCGGTGACCCGTTCTACACCGGCAAGGACCGCGAGATCGCGTACAACAACATCTGTCTCCGCGCCGGGGTGCTCCCCGGGATGGATCTCCCGTACTCCATGATCGTCGAAGACCAGGACGGGGACCGGATCTCCACCGTCGTTGACGATCCCGAAGGCGCGAACGCCCTCGAATCGAAGTCCGACAAGTTGGATCCGGTCGCGATCCGTCAGGCCATGATCTCCATGCAGCGCCGCATGGCCGACCTTGAACGCCAGCTTTCCGAATCGGAGGCCCGTGAAGCCGCCGACCCGGAAACACCGGATCTCCCGAAGCCGTCCGCGAAAGCCCGTGCGTCCCGCCGGAAGGACACCACGACCCGCGCCGCCGAGTCCCCGGTCCCGACCATCAACCCGGATGATCACGGTTCATCGGACCCGTCCGGGGGAATCATCCCTGACGACATGCCCACCCAACTCCCCGTCAGCTAGGAGACCATCATGGCGAAGACCGAACTCACCGAAGACGAACAGGCCGCACAGGATCTCGCGGAGGCCCGCAAGGAAGAGGCCGAAGCGTGGGTCGCCGCGCACCCTGAGGACACCGTCCAGGCCGATCAGCTCCGCGCTGCCGGCGTCATCCCCGACACCCCCGTCGACAAGCCGTCCACCCCGTCGTCGCGCGCGAAGACCGGTGAGCAGTCCCCGGCGCAGAAGGCCCGCGAGAAGGCCCAAGAGAAGGACACCGCGAAGTCCGAGAACACCGCGAAGGCGACAGGGCTCGGGTCATCGTCCACCCGGAAGTAGACGACCACCGGATCCGTTGGGCGCGGGCCCTCACCGCGATCGCGCACACCCTCACCGACCTCCGGGGGGAACTCGCGACGATCGACGTTGCGCTCATCGAAACCCGGTACGCCGTCGCGACCACCGACCGGCATGAACGCGCCTGGGAGTTCGAACGCGCCTACGAGGTCTCCACCAAAGAGCTCCGCATCCAACACGCGAAAGTCGACGCGGAGCTCCGTGCATACACGAACGCCCATTACGTCGTGAAGCTGTACCTCGAACTGGGGATCCCCTATCAGCACGCCCTGGATCCGACACCGGTCCCGGCCGACGACTGACCCCACCGGTAGCCTCCCCCCATGGCGCGTGACGACCTGAACTGGATCTCCCTCGTCGATTTCTCACCGGGGATCTACTCCAAATACGGGGCGTCATCCACCCTCGGGAAGGACGGTGCGGCCCGCATCGACGACGGCACCCAGGACACCCGGTACACGTTCGGGTGCTACGGCGACCCTGACGGTGGCCTGCGTCCCCTCCCCGGTCTGATCCGTTCCTACGTCAAAGACACCCATGACGTCACGGAACACGCCCACCATGTCCGCCCGCATCACACCTACCCGACTTCCAGCGCGATCGGAGCTCCACCGGGCGCGGGTGCGGTGAACGGACTCACGTTCCGTCAACACCCCACCACCCGTGCGTTGGGCACTTCTGACGGCGGTCGACGCGCCAAGATCGGTGTGATCGACATGCTGGTCGAAACCGCGGAACCGGTCGAATGGTCGACGTTCTGGCGGGAGGACTCCTGGTTCGGTGACGTCCCCGGTTACGTCGAAGCCGGATACAAGGATCGTGAGGGGGCGTCCCGCCCCGACCAGGTCCATTTCATCACCGCGTTCCGTCAGGACCCGGTGCCGCTCTCAGAGGACCCCGATTCCATGTTCCCGCGTTGGGGACGCCTCCGCTCCCAGTGGCGGCGGTTCATGCTCGGCCACTACGACCCGTCCATCGGCAACGACCTGTACGACTACGAGTGGATCCAGTGCTCCCACGCCGACCTCGCGGAAGAGGATTCCTGGTGGATCGTCGACCAATCGAACCTCCCTCACTACATCGAAATCGGGTACTACCCCCTCAACGACCAACGCATCCCGGTGTGGCCCGGGAACGCTGTTCCACCCCCACCGACCCCACCGTCGATCATGTCGTACAACATCCCGATGCACATGACGAACATGTGGGGGGCCGGCGCGAAGAACCACAACGGGTGGGGCCGCGGGAACCTGTCCCGCGGTCGTGCGATCACTTCCGTCCCGAACTCTGAGGAGGTCACCCTCGACGCCCTCCAGGACCCGGGTTCGAACGTTGTTGTCGCCTGCTTCCAGTCGTACACGTCGCTCGGTTCCCCCGCTGGCATGGTCGAGGAGTACCTCGCGAACTTCTGGACGTACATCGGGGGTGACAACCCACCGGACGGCATCCTCGGCAACGGCCAGTCGATCGTCCTCCCCCACTGGGATTCCGATTTCCTCGCGATCCAGTCGTCGTGGTGGACGACGATCACCCTCCCCGAGTTCCTCACCGAACACCAGGACCAGTTCGTCGGGATCATCCGGGACTACGGGGCGTACCACGGTGTGTTCGGCAACATGCGGGGCAGTGCCATCCACCCGCGTTCCACATACCGGTTCACGTGGTCGAACGCGATGCGGGTCCTGTGGCGACCCCCGACCGCGGGCGCGATCGCGAACGACGGGATCGAAGCCCAGTACGCCGACATGTGGTTCTGGTCGAAACGGGCTGATGAAACGTGGGGTGGTGTCTCATCGTCGTACCTCGGGACCCCACCGGGCACCACGAACCTCGTCACCCCCGGCTCCGTCAAGACGTACCCGGTGGCTCCGGGACCGATGGTCCCCGGGAACCAGATCGGGGAGATCTCCTGCCTGTTCTCCTGGCAGAACACCCTTGTGTTCGTGCCGGCCACCGGGGAAGGCAGCATCATCAAAGGCAGCCTTGTCACGTCCGCGGTGATCCGCACCGGGACCCTCATCCCGACCGGTGGCGTGGCATCCATCCCCGTTACCCTCCCCACCGGGGTCGCATATGGCACCACGGAAGGGGTGGCGTTCTGGTCGGGGGAGAAAGCGGACATCATCTCCCCGCAGCTTGACGGGGATTTCTGGATCTCCGATGACGCCAACGAATGCCGTGGCCCCGACGGCTACCGGCACACCGCGGAAGCCAGCATGGGACGGTTCGGGTACCTGTACCCGTTCGTGTACGCCCCGAACAACTGGGTGATGGACACCCGGACCGGCGGCTGGTTCCGGCTCGTCAACCCGGACGACCCCAACCCGTACGCCTACATGCATTACATGGCGAACGAATCCGGGGAAATGTATGCAGCGCGGGGGTGTTACGACGACGTCAACACCGATGTCCTCGGCCTGTTCTCATCGCAGCACCGCGCCACCCGGTTCCGCTGGGTGAGCCAACCCCTCATGTCGACCATCAACCGTGAGCAGACGGTCGAACGCCTGAACCTCGTCGCGCAGGGTCAAGGGGTGGTCACCATCAACCTCGTCGGGATTGACGGCACCGAACAGACCGAAACGGCGGTCATCGACTCGGTTCGGTCCGCGGAACAGGTCGTGATCCCGACGTCAATGCACAGCTCCGATCTCACCGTGATCATCACGTCGGAAGGTGTCGACGGTGGGGAAGCCCCCACGGTCCACGCCCTCCATCTCGGCACCCGCGACGGACGGCAGCAAACCCGATGAGCCCGTCGGTCCCGTTCCCGATCGATCAGGCCAGCATGCCGCCGATCACGGAACCGTTCCCCGAGTTCTATCCGCCGTCCACCTCCCCGAAGATCACGTCGCTGTGGTTCCGGTACGACCAGGAGATGGTCGAATCCGGTCTCCCGTCGGTCAACGAACCCCGGTACGGTCCCGCGCTCGCGAACATGTACGCCGGGACGTGGGGTGGGGCGTACTCGTACGAAGGGGAGTACGACTGGTGTCAGGGGAACATCACCGCGACCACCCCCAGTTTCAGCGGGAACTACTCCGGGATCCCCGGCGGCACCCGCGCCACCAACATGCACAACATGTACCTGCGGAACGGGTTCCGGTTCTTCACCGAAACCGCGTATCAGGATGTCGCTCAGGCAAACGTCCTCACCGCGTCGGATCTCCCACCCGGACAGGGCATGGTGGACGGGCAGCCGTACACCGGGATGATCCGGGTCACCGCCCCCCGTGACCGCCCCCTCCCTGTCAACATCACGTACTCCGGTGACTGGAAGGTGGGGGGGCAACGACATCCGGCGCTCGGAGGGTGGACCGACTTCACGGAACGCCGCCTTCTGGTGATGTCGTGGAACGCCCTGTACCGCTCGAAGTTCCAGCCGTCCGGTACCACCCTCGACTGGAACAGTGCGACCCACGCCGCGATTTGGATGACCCGCGGCCCCGACTACCACTCGTTTTTCTGGTTCGGTGAACGCGGCCCTCTCGCCGGGACCTCCATCGACTCCGGGAACCAGCCCGGTCACTACCTCTCCCTCAACGTGTGGGACACCGTCGACCCGGGTGAAACCGTCTACTACTGGTTGGCCCGGTGGGTGTCGTCGAACAAGATGTGGTTGGAGCAGACCACCACCCCGGGTCGGCCCATGAACGGCATCGCGGACGGGTACGGGAACGCAGGGTGGCACCCCCCGTTCTCCTGGCAGTTCGATCCATCGATCCCGGCAGGGTCCGTCACCACCGCCAACACCTCCTCCTACACCTTCCCGTCATATGTCGGTCAGGGCCTGTTCATGAACGACGTCACGGTCGACAACCCCCCGTACGAGGCTGAACTGTGGAACCTGAATCACCGCTCCCACTGCTTCCAGGTGGTCACGTTCTAGACTCCCTCCATGCCGCTGACCCTCGGTGACGCCCGGATCGCCCTACGCGACAGGCTTGACGAATCAGCGGGCCGGCGGTGGACAGACGCCGAGTTGAACCGGTATCTGGCGGAAGGCGCGACCGACATTTCGAGGCGTGCCGAAACGAACATCCGCAAGTTCACGATCACGGGCACCCTCAACATCTCGGAGTACCCGGTTCCGTCCCTTCCGTACGACATTCTGCGCCTCCACCGTGCGGAATGGCAGCCGACCGCTGACACGAAGATCCGTTCACTGGAGTACCGCGACCTCCAGAACATGGATGCTGTCTGGTTCGACGAGCAGGCGTCCGCGACTCGCCGCCAACCCGAGTTCTGGACCCTCCTCGGCTATCCACCGGAGCTCGTCGTGAAAGTGTGGCCGGTGCCGTCCGACGGCGGGAACCTCATCATCCACGCCTACTGCACCCCGATGCCCCCGGCGTCCGATCCGACCCCCATCGACCTCCCCGCCGGGTGGGCGAACCTCACCGTCGACTACGCCGAGATGCGCGCGTTGAGGAAGGACGCCGATCCGCGGTGGAAGGATGCCCTCGGCAACTACGAATCCTCCATCGTCACCATGATCGACAACACCCGGCGGTACACCGATCAGAACACGGTGATCTCACCTGAAGTCCCTCACCTCCCAACCTGGATCTACGCCGACACCTGGGGGTACTGATGGGGGTTTACGCGAACTGGTCACAGGCACAAACCTCGTCGTGGGGGAACGTCGGGTCGTTGGGCCGCAGCCCGTATCTCTCGACCGGGACCCCACCCCAGGTCGCCCTGTACGGCAACGCCGGCCAGTACAACCGGGGTATCGCGACACCATCCGGGTCGATGGACTCCGCGCTCGCCGCCCAACTCCAAGGCCAGTACACCCCGCAGCCCCCCACCCCCGCGACCCCCGCAGGCCCCGCACCCGCGCGCACCCCTGTCAGCGCCCCTCAACCCCAGAACCGTGGCTTCAATGTCCGGCTCGCGACACAGGCTGCGTCCGCCGCTCCCGCCGCCGCGAACGCCCGCACACTGGGGACCGCCTCCACCACCCCGCGGCCCGTCACCCCATGGCAGTCGTACATGGGGAAAACGTCGTCGTCGCAGCCCTCCCAGTACTCGCGGGCCCTCAAGATGCGGGGCATGTAGATGTCGGTCGGTACCCGCACCCAAAACACGAACCCGTATGCCGGGACCCTCAACCAACTCAACCGGTACGGGCAGAACGCGGTCACGTCCGACCCGAAGAACCCGTCGCCGTACAACCGCACCCCACCCCCCGCCCAAACCGGCAACATGGGGCTCACCTACGCGGAACGCCTCGCCCGTGACCACTACGACGTGAACGCCCTCGCTTCCCAGACCCGGGCGTACGGGGAAGCGATCTACGGCGGGGACATCGCCGCCAACAACTACAGCCTGTCCCAGGCGATCGCCGGCAACGAGTACGAACGGCTGTCATCCGGTGCGAAACTCGCCGCCCAGAAACAGACGTCGGAGCTCGACATCGGCAAGGCGAAACTCGGGGTCACCCAGGCGGAACGGGGTTACGCCCTCGATGAGAAAGGCAACCGGCTCCAACAGGGTGTCGATCAGATCGACGTGGACGCCGCGAAACGCCAGCAGGGCTACATCAACGACATGCTCGCCTACACCAATCAGGATATCGGGGCGCGTGACGCGATCCAGAACCTCGACATGGGTCAGATGGAACGCCAGTTCCCTCTGCTCGCCTCGGCCCGTCAGGACATCGAAGTGAAGGTCGGGTTGCTCCGCGCTGACCTCGCCCGCGTCGACGTGAAGAACATCAAGGACGAGCGGATGAAGCAGCTCGACCTGTACATCCAAGCCACCGCGAACGGGTCGATCCACGGGGCGGAAGGTCAGGCACGGGCGAACGACGCCGCCGAAGACCTGAGACTGGAGATAGAGAACAACGACGCCAACCGGCAGCGTGGCGAGCTGGAGTACCAGGCAGCCCTCCGGGACAACACCGAGAAGCAGGCGCAGGCGCGGGACGCGATCGAAAAGATCAAGTTGGAGAAGGAACGGCTCCGCATCGAACGGGAACGTGCTGCCCGTCAAGCGGAGGAAGCCCGCCAGAAAGCGGCGGACGACCTGAAGAAAGCCCAGTACCAGCAGTACTTCACCGCCCTCCAACTCCAGAAGGACCAGGAAGCCCTCCAACGGGCGAGGGAGAACGCGTACTTCGAGATCGTCGCCGCCCAGCAACGTGCCCAGCAGGCCGCGTATTTCAACGCGATTGAGCAGCAGCGCCGGGAGCAGGCGAACTGGGATGCGATGGCCCAGCATGCCGCTCAGGCTCAGGCGACGGAAGCGAAACGGCAGCAGGACGAGGCGGCGTACATCGCTCTCCTCCAGTCGCAGCAGGGCAACAGGACGGCGGGGCCGACCACCGGGGTGTGGATGCAGAACCCGAACGGATCCCGCCCCCTCGCCCACGAGAACCGATGAGGATGAACCATGGCTGACTCGAAGAACACGGTCGCTGCGGTTCGCCGCAAGCTCGACAGTGGCGCGACGTCGATCGACAACTTCTCGACCACAGAACAGAACATCGCGCGCAAAGAGTTCTCCATCGACTGGAACAAGAACGGGTCGATCAAACGCGCAACTCACGACGCTTATAAGGCAAACCTCTCACCAAGCGGTAAAGAGTATCGGCCTACGAAAGCGGCGAAGGACGCCAACACCCGCGCCAACCGGCAGGCCAAGGCCCTCGCGGAACAGACCACCGCATCAGAACCGAAAGCCCCGCCACGCACCACTCCCCGCGACGCCCCCACGGCCCGCACCACATCCCGCGCCGAAGCGAACGTGACGACCCGCACGAAACCGGTGAAAACGTCGCGGTACGCCCCGTCGTCCCGTGACGCCTCCACTCTCCCTTCGAAGGAAGCCACCTGGTTGAAGCCGGCGGATTCGGTGACCGGCCGCAAACCGACCGCAGCGCAGGCCCTCGCGGAACAGCAGGCGAAACTCGACGCCGCACCCCGCGGTCTCGTCCGCCCCGATCTCGACACCGCGGTCGGAACCCGTACCCCTGTCGACCCGACCGCTCTGTCCGTCGAGAAGTCCGTTGGACCGTACCCGGAAGGCTCCATCGACCGGACCCTCCTGGGTCGCAACCGGGCGATCATGGGTGGCACCCTCGAATACCCGCAGGGGGCCGGTGGCCCGGAGCTCTACCACGGTCCCCCCGTCCAATCGAACGTGAACCTCACCCCCGGTTCGCGTCGCATGTCGAACATCTCACCGTCCACTGAGATCATGCCCGCCCCGAAACCGGGCGGGCTGGCGCGCATCGGGGGTGGGGTTACCGGGGCAGCACCCAACCCCACCCCTATCGCACCCCCGTCGTACGGACCGAACCTCGCACCGATCGAAGCCGGTGTGCGTGCCCCGATGGGGCAACTCCAAGCGGACC